GTTCTTTTTGATGTAGACTCTTCTTTTTGTTCTACCCCTAAAGAACTTCCACCGCTATTTACTTGTTCAGTCTTTAATTTTCTGACTGTTTTCTCAATTGTACTTTGAGCTCCTTTATCCATAATCTTAGCTTTGTAACCATCTGGGTCTTGCAACAACCAAAGGGCTTCAGATATAAGTGAATAATTAGGCTCAACAAATTGATACTTTTCAAGTAAGTGTCCTAACAGGTTAGTGTTACGTCCACTTACAGAAGGATAATTAGGTTGTACAAGTCCATTATATAACATTGATTGAGTTTTCTTATCTATTTTAATATCACTCAATGCTCCGTCTTTTAATGTATTATATACATTTTCCATATAATCTTTAGATGCTTGTTCTTGCTGTTTCTTTTTCAAATCTTGTTCTTTCAATTTTGAAGCAACAACTTTCTCTTGCATCTTTTGTAACTTAGGTTGAAACTTAAGAGCTTGGTTCTCAAGTTTTCCTAGGTCTTTCCAGACTTCTATTTCCTCTGCTATCTCTTCTGCTGTACCATATCCGGTTGCAGAAAGGTATTCTTGGATAACTCTCTCTTGTCCTCTCTCAGATTTTGTATCAATAGTAGAAGTTTCTTCCACTTGTGCTAACGTCTGAAATAGACCTTTAAGATCTTTACCGCCGTCAAATACGTATCTTGCAGCTATCTTTAATTCATCAGGCAAACTTTCAAAGAACTTAGCTGGTGTTTCTTTTCTAACTTGGTTTGCCTTTTCTTCCATGTTAGCATCAATTAACTCTTCCCAGTCTTTTGCTGAATAATCAGCTAAAGGTTTATCATCATCAAAAGGTACAATCTTATCTGATTTAATTAGCTTTTGAAATACATCAGCTATACCTTCTATTTTCTTTCTACCTCTTTTCTTTGTTTCTTCTTCTGTAGGTTCTTCATCTATAGAATCCAAAACTTCATCTAGTGTAGCGGCTTCTTCTTTTTTCTCTTCCTTAGCTTTAGGTTCCTCAACTTTTTCTAATTCAGGTTCTTCAGCTTTAGGTTCTTCAACCGCAGGCTCTTCAGCCTCTATTTCTTTCTCATTCAGAAAATCAACATCTATCCCTTCTGTTTTAGAGAAGATGTTTTTTGGTTTTATTTCTGGTGTTACAATTGCATCAGCATCTGGTGCTGCTGCAAATAACTCATCTATATTAATGTCCACTTTTTCAACAGTAGTGTCCTGTATTTTGCTTTCTTGTGCCATCATTGTTGGTTTTAAATGATTAATAATATTATGTACATATACAATATAAGAATTATAATTGATATCTAAACTTATAAAATTTGATTATTTATAACATTTATAGCAATATATAGCTAACGCCAATAATCTTTTTTATAAATTATTATTTATCATCATATTTGTTCTTATTCTCTCTTGCTATTTGTAAGTTTTTATCAGCTATATCTCGTTGTGTAGCTAGCTTTTCTCTTTCAATTTGTAGTTTAGCTTGACCCTGTGCATTCTTCATTGCATTCTGCTCACGCTTCATTGACATTTGCTCTCTATATTGAGAAGATTGTTGTATATCTTTTAAGGCATCCTGATAATCTGACTGTTCATTTTGATTGATATCTACCTGTGATCCAAAACCAGCAGCTCTAATTTCAGCTACTGTAATATTATTTTGTCTTTCTTTATCAGCTTCAGCAGATTGATACTGTAACTTAAGTTGATTCTCTTCAGCTACTGATTCAAGTTGTTGTTGTTGCATTTCACGTTGTTGTTGCATTTCCTGCTGCTTCATCTGCTGTGTCTTAGTTTCTGAGTCTTTTAATATGTCAGTAACTTCAGCAATAGAATCTGCTTTAAGTATATTACCTAAGTCATAAATACTAGCTCCTGTAGTATTATTAGTTAAAGCCATTTGTTTAAGTTGCTCTAACACTTGTCTATGATTAGTTCTGGTTGTAGCAAAAATATTAAAGTCTCTCATCAATAGTTCAGTACCATTAATAGTAAAGTTAACTTTATCAGCTGAGGTAGAAATATATTGCAATCTCAAACTTGGAGTGTTACTATAATAATACTGCGCTAAATCAGTTCTCATTTTGTGTACTCTTGGCATAAGATTATCTGAATGATTAATGAAGTAAGTTTCAGTTTGAGCATATGATTGCTGCAGTGCTTGAGTAACACCAGTAGCAGTTTGTTGTGCTACAGGACCTCCAAGTCTTTGAGGATTGATTCCAATTGCCTCAAATGCTTGAGACTTAAAATAATTTGCTAGTTGTATCCTTGACATTAATCTACCAGTTTGCTCCATGTTAAGAGTTTGATAATGATTAAAGTTAGTTGCATTTTCGGTGTTAGTAATAGAAGTGTCTAATGGTAACATCTGAAAATCTTTCATTGCTACAAATGCTTTAGCATAATTACTTTTACCCCAATCTTCACCCATTGAATGACGTGGTAAAGCATTTTGATCAAACATAATAACAGTTCCTAATTCATCAACAAGTATATCTGCTATCTGATTATTAACCATATTGTAACCAACTTGATATGCTTTCATTAAATCTACTAAAGATGTAGATCTTGTATTTCTATCAGAAAATACTCTACCCTCTACAGGTAGCTTACAACCATATAATGTTTTATCTCCTTTAAATTGGAAAGGTATTCTACCAGGTTTCTTTCTGTCAATACCCACATAAATAGGATCAACATTATTACCCATTTCAGAACGCCAACCCGTAGGAGAGTTTGGTCCTACTTTAACTCCTCCCCAAACTTCATTGATCCAAATATAATCTACATGTTCACCTTGTAGTAAATTTTCTTTAGACTTATTTTTTAATAATGATGTATCATACATAGGCTTCATAGTAACCTTGAATGTTTCGTCTACAATTTCTTGTAAGACTTCTCCATCTTCTTTAATGCAAGTAAGATGTCCAACCTTTCTTTGTGTTTTCCAGTAAACAGTGGTTACACGCATCAAATCACCTTCTCCCCATTGCGTCACATCTTCTCCCTCATTTAAAATAGCACTTACTATATCTCCGCCTCTGGCTGGATCATTTGACCAATTGCTTACATATTGTCTAAACCCTAAACTTGGACTATTTGTATTCCAAGCATGTGATCTTGTAGCATCATAATAAGATCCATCATTTTGATAACCATTAACTTGATACATGCTAGATTTAGCAGGATGTATTTTATTTAAAGACCTAAGTTGTTTTTCATCCATTAGATATCCATACTTATCTATTACATCAGCAACCGTCATGAGGTCCATCTTACCACAAAAATTTGATTCAGATATGTATCTAGTCTCAGGAGACTTTTGGTAGAAAGTTAATACAGGATTCCATAGTTCTACATCATAGTCATCTTCCATCATTCTAAAATGCCAAAACTCTCTATCTGCAATAAGCATATCACGGAAAGCTCTTTCTTCTAGTTCTTGTATTTTAAATCTTTCTACATCTACATTCATTTGATGTGTAGCCCACTCTTCAACCATGCTTCTGTAAGACTTACTAAAGAAATCTTCTATCTCTGGTAAAGATCTAATCTTTCCAGGATCCATCATTTCTTTAGCTTCTTCTGATTCAGGATTTAATCCCATCTCAAGCATTTTAGTCAATTGTTTTTTTGAAGCATCTGCAAGTAAGTTTTCTTCTACCAATGCTCTTTTAGATTCTAGCATTTCGTTGTAAGAAGTATCATCTACAGCTCTAAACTGTACTCTAGAAAATCTTTTAGAGAATTCACCACTTAATACATTTATTACATTTGGAATAATAGGGTAAAACTTTAACTCTAATGCTGACTCATCTTCTCTTGTAAGTACATCCATTAAGTCTTTATGATCATTGTCTTCTTCAACAATGTAGTCCTTCTTGTCTATAATTCCTTTTGCAAGTTTATAGTTCTTAAGTAACTTTCTTGAATTTCTACGTAGGAACTCCATGCCCTGTAGTTCTAGCCAATCTAAATTCCATGCTGACCAGTCATCATCTTTCTTTTTAGATGACAAAAACTGTATGGGTTGTGTCAAAGATGAAGATACATGACCTCCTTCTTTCTTGGCTCCTGCCTTGAGTTGCATTGCATTGAATACTCTCATACTATCTTAAGTTTTTAAATCCTGATCTTTTTTTGGTTCTACCTATGCCTTTATTGCGCCCCAAATTACTAAACGCACTATACTTTAATTTATACAAATTTTCTTGATTATCCAAGGAATTTGACGTTGATTCACTTCTTTTAAGATATCCTCTATTAGATTGCTGTACTTTAGCAAAAGCTATCAAAGATGCAAATGCCACCAATCTATCTACGTTTAAGCCAGGAAAGTAAGCCAACATTTCTTTTAATAACATAGGATCAGGTATACGTTCTACTCCTAATGTTTGACTTATAACTGATCCATTAATATCTGTCTCCTCATCTATTTGTTCTCTTATAAATTCTATAGCATATGATATTAAATGATTTTTAAAAAGTGTTCCTGTATTTTTCCAACCATATTCTTGATATACTGTTCTATTTGAGCCAAGGTCTTTTAAGAATAATATTTGTTGTTTAGGGACCAACCATTTTTGTTTTCTTTTGGCAATCATATGCTGTATAAATAAAGATATATTATTCTCTACAACAGTCCATGCTTTATACCATTCAATAATTTTTTCTAACTGCTCATGTGTTTTATTTATATCATCATATCTACCACACCAAGCTGCTACAATTTTATCTTTTTCTATTATAGTTTCAATACCATCTGGTGTCTCTCTTCTTATTTCAATAGGATTTTTATATACAAATATACTACACAATGAATCTGACGTAGTAGTTTTACCTTCTGATACAGGGTCAATAGATGCGTAATACATTCCAAACTCAGGGTTTTTAACAGGTCTTTCCCAAACTACTAATACTCCCTCTTTATTATTTGACTTCTTATCTACAGGAAATTTGTTTATAGGTAGTCTGTTGCTTCTTTTTGCTACTATACCTTCCTGTTCCATTTCAAGTTCTATATGCTCATAACTGTAATCTTTGTCAGAGATTTTTTTCATTTGCTTCTGTAGTATACCTTGAGGAAATATAGATTGCTTTCTGTATGCAAAAGCTTCTGCTATATTCATTGGTTTCTGAGATATCCTAAGTTGAAACTGTTCTGGTGTTAGTTCAGCTTTCCATCTTTTTCTTTCAATTTTAATTGATTCTAAAGCCTCTGCAATTTTACTATTCCCAAAATCATCAATATAAGGGGGCATAGACCACTGCTCTGGTATAAACAGTCCAGCAAGTGCTGTAGTGCCGTCAGCGTCCATTAAATTAGTTTCTACGGCATATATATCATTAGCAATTGGATTAAGAATCATTTCTTTTAAAGGGTTACATTGTTCAAGATCTCCAACTGATCCTGCAGCTATAAACATACCAGTGGTCATCATACCTGAGGACATAGCGGGTCTTAAATATTCATACGTGTCCATCATCTTAGGTGCAATACCCGCTTCTTCATGAAAGAAGTATGTAGTTGGTCCACCAACTCCAGTAGTTGCATTTTTTTCAAATGATGCTCCTTGTATTTTAGATTTTAATCCTCTTGCTGTTTTTCTATTGTTGACTCTAACCTCAATCTTTTGTTCCCAAAGTAAAACTTTTTCTGGTGTACTTGGTCTATACCATGCTGTATGTTCATTTAAGAATGTTTTATATTCATCAAGGAACTTCCAAGATCCTTTGTCATTTATATAATCTTTTAATGATGCACCAATTTTACATACAGCTCCTTCTTCAAACCAATACGTGTTTATGATTTTGCCCATGTGAAAGTATGATGATGCTATCTGACGTTTTTTTAGAATAGCGCAATGCTTATTACCAAGCTCTGCTAGTATTTCATACAGTGCCATGTGATACTGAGCATCTCTAACTTTAGCAAACCCATATTTTTTTTCTTCCTTGTCATAGATAGGCAG